GAGACCATGAGTGGTAAATCTTACCTAGCAAATGAGTTCCCGAATCCAATTGTGCTAAACACTGACGGAAACGCGGAAGCGAACAGCGTGCCAAGTATTCAACTATTAAATGACAAAGACAAATCAGGTCGTATTACTAATTCAGTGATTAAGCAGCTAGGTGAAATCTTACTAGCTTTACAAACACAAGAACATTCATACGAGACAGTCGTAATCGATGTTATCGATGACGTTATCGAGATGATTAAAATCGCTGTGTGTGATGAACTAACTCCACCAGGGAAACCTCGATTGAAATCATTATCTGAAATTCCATACGGAAAAGGCTACGACTTCTTTAACCAAGCTATTACAGAATTGGTTATTGACCTCAAAGCATTACCAATGAACGTTATTTATATCAGCCGTCAAATCTCTGAATATGATGATAACGGGAATGCGGCCAAGGATAAACCAAGTCTAAAAGATAAGTATGTGAACCTTATCAACGGAAATTCGGATTTAATGATCCACACAGAAAAAATCGGGAATAACTATAACCGTGAAGTTGACAGAAAACGTAAGACTTACTATGCGGACCAGGTAGATGATAAAGCGATTTTGAAAATCTTATCAACAATTAGAGGTGCCGTTGAACCACCTCGTAAACAACAAGCAGCAACAAAATCAGTTGCAAAACCAACAAAACAGGAAACAGTTGAAGTTTCTAACAATGAAGACGAATTATTTTAAAACTAAAGGAGAAATGAAAAATGAGTTTATTAAGTATTGCAAAGAAAATTAAAGAAGATGGATTTGACCCTCGTAAAGATAGCGTGAACGGAATGGCACAAATTCCTGCCGGAGATTATACAGTTGTTTTAAAAAGAGTTCAATTTAACATTGCACCGAGCGGATGGGAAAGTTTAGGCTTCACATTTGAAGTTCGTGAAGGTGAATTTAACGGACGTACTGAGTATGCATCGTTTGGAACGTTGTCTGAATGGAACGGTAAAGATTTATCTTGGTCAGTAGAACGAACAATTAAATTCTTTACAAAAGCAATTGAACTTGCTGGTGACAAAGTTATGAAGAACGACTTCGAAGACGGAAGAGCCTTAGCTGATGCCTTAGAACGTAAAGCAGTTGGTTCTTACTTCACGTTGAAAATTCTAGAAACAAAAGGTAAAGAAGACAAAGTATATCGCAACTATGATATTGAAGAAAGTGCTGAAAATGTAATGGATACAATCGACGTGGAAGATTCGGATTTGCCTTTCTAAAAATAAGGTGATTTCATGCATTCAATGAAAGAATATGCGCTGCTATATCAGCAGAAAGGGTTCTCGGTAATTCCGATTAGTCCTACAACAAAAAGACCATTAATTGAATTTGCGGATAAACCACCTCTTGATGCTGATGGGATTAACGAAGTTTGGACTAAATACCCCAACGCAAACATCGCATTAAGGACTACAAATTTCTTCGTGATTGATATTGACAAGCACGGGCAAACCAGTGGATATGATTCGTTGAAGAATTGGGAACATTTAAACCTAATCGAACCAACGCTTCAAGCCAAAACCGCATCAGGAGGTAAGCACCTATTCTATTTCAAGCGTGATGATATCCACATCAGTCAAATGATTGGATTCCTCCCAGGCGTGGATATCAAAGCGCATGAAAACAATTATGTATTAGTTGCACCGTCCGCAACGGATAAAGGGCAATATGAATGGGACATGGAAAAATCTCCCGAAAAAGGAACGATGATTACTCCCTCTAGAGCCTTAATTGAAGCCATCATCCAGCAGTACAAAATCACCAATGGACGTGAATTTGATTACAGCGACGGCTTAAGGTCGTGGGTTAGTAAAGGTAGAACATCCGGAAAAACAAAAACAACGGAATTGTTCGAAATCATCGCTAATGGATTAGGTGATGAAGGGAATCGTAATGATAAGCTTGCTAAATTTGTAGGCGGATTATTATGGCGAGGAGTGGATGAGATGGATGTGTTGACGTTGGCTAAAATAGCTAATACCAACACTCCAAATCCACTATCGATGCAAGAACTAGAAAGAACAGTAGTAAGTATGATTAACAAAGACAGGAGGTGATTGTGATTGGCGAAGTAGTGAGTTTTTACAAGGATTATGAACCAATAAAAAACAGCAATGGAACTTTAAAAACGAACAGTCCAGTAAACGTGTTGAACGCATTTCGTGCTGATGATCAGTTAAATCTCTACCTTAAGCATAACGAATTCTCTCAAGAACACGAATTGACAAGAGATATTCAACTTGGAAACACGCTTTTGAAAAAAGGGGAATTACCTTCGAATTTCGAATCGGTAGTAAAAGTTTATTTTGAGAACGTCACTGGTGCAGCATTTACATCGCAAGCGATGATAGATGGCATGGAAACCTTCTTATCTGAACGGTCCTACAATCCAGTAAAAGAGTATATGGAAGAAGCTGAGAAGAACTGGGACAAACGGAAACGCATTGGACAAATGCTGCAAGTTTATCTAGGTGCAAATCAAGACCCTCTAGTGTCTAAGATTGCTGAAATGTGGATGGTAGGTGCTGTTGCCAAAGTGTATGAGCCTTATGTCAAATTTGACTACGTTCTAGACTTAGTTGGTGGTCAAGGTGTTGGTAAGACTTCTTTTTTGCAGAAGCTTGGTGGACATTGGTACACGGATGCTGTAACTGACTTTGCAAACAAAGACAACTATGACATCATGTTGAAACATTTAATTGTGAACGACGACGAAATGGTCGCTAGTGATCGCATGAGTTTTGCAGAAACAAAATCGTTTATCTCAAAAACGAGCTTACGATTCAGAAAACCGTACATGAGAAGAACGCAAGAGTTCGCAAAAAACTTCGTTCTAGCACGCACAAGCAATCACGTTGAATACCTAAAGGATAAAACAGGAGAACGTAGATTTTTACCTGTCCTAGCATGTAATAGTAAACAGAAAAAGCATCCTATGAAGATAACGGATGAAATTGTGAAACAAATTTGGGGTGAAGCAGTCACGCTTTACAAAAGTGGTGTGGATTTGATGTTTGATGAAGAAACAGAAGCAGAATTAGTTGAATATCGTGAGCAATTTATGTTCAGAGATGAGATTGAACTTCAAATTCTTCAATACTTGGAAATGCCAGTTCCTAAAGATTGGGAAACGAGAACAACAACTGATCAGTATATTTATACGACTAAATATTTTGCAAACAGCCCTGACTGGACTTCAGGGGGACAACCGATGAATCGAGTGGCTACCAGAGAAATTATGTTCAATCTGTTCCATAAAGAATCGAACGACCAGAAGCTGTCTCGGAAGATAAGTTTTATTATGGATAATTTATTAGATTGGAAAAAAGAACGATTCAGAGTCAACGGAAAATTAATAAGAGGTTATCAAAGAATTATTACCTAATTTGTGACACGTACTGGTGTCACAAAACTAAAAACGTGTCACATTTGTGACGCGTTGTACCGGCAATGTGACACGTTTTTTTAAAATGGTGTCACACTTCGAAATGTTGTTATATCAACGTTTATAGATACTTTTATATATACATGTGACACCTGTGACATGTTTTTTAATAAAAAAGTAAAAAGTAAGTATAAAAGCCTATTAAATCAACATTCTTATATTTATATTTTATATTTTTCAAAAAAACGCGTCACACATGTCACACGTGTCACAGGTCATGAATTAGAAGAAAAAATAGTAAAGGAGCGATGCTCATGAAGAAGATAAAAATGTATGTCATTCGAGATGCTAAATATCCACAATGGTACTTCCAACATATCGAAGACTACTCAAGCATGATGGGGTACCTTGCGAAGAATCATCCGCGATATACGCATAAATTTACAACTGATATTAAACAAGCAATGCATTTCAAAACGCCAAATGAAGTTTTAGAGTTTATCAAAGAACATTCTATCGAAGGGACTATCGTTAAGGACCCGTATCAAGAAAGAATTAGCAAGGTGGCATTTAAATACATGGGTGAGAATTACGGTGAAGCGATCACGTACATTCATGGGATGGTAGAAGGTTCGAATGAGAAGATGTTAGCTGCTTCCAAAGCGTTAAAAGTGAATGCGAATACGTTGATTAAGTTTATGAAAGACCCTTACTCAGTTGCAGCTCATATTCGAGATCGTATTGTAGA